ATTGGGTAACCGACGAATGGTTATTAAAAAGAGCAATAAAGAATGATAGTAAGATTAAAGACTTTTACTATTTAAGCTTTTCAGAACAAGATGCCTCACAGTATGCTGAGATAATGGTAAGAAACGTTGTATCTTTTTCTAACTCAGAATCATGTTGATACGGGCGCTGACATTGATAGTGGTGCTTATAAGAATACGGTAATGGAAATTGATTTTGTGAATCATACAAGAACTTCTTATAACTTTGATTATCAAAAAGCAAAAAAGAAATACATTGGTATGACAGGACAACCAAGAACATCAAACGTTGGTGCAGTACATTCAGATAAGTTTATTTCTAAAACGTTTGACGACAATAACAAAAACGCAAAGCAATATGTGGTATATAGAGATTGGCAACCTGATGGAGTTGCTTCAATACCAGGTCAAGTACTTCGTACACCACAAAATATGGTTGAGATTATTCAAAACAGAGTTGCTTATAATTACCATTTAAATAATTCAACAGTTTCTTTGGGTATTGAAGGCAGGATAGATTTGATACCAGGTGATGTGATTAATCTAATTACACAAGAACCTAACATTGCGTTAGAGAATAAACAAAACGAAAGATTGAGTGGCAAATATTTAATTGCTAGCGTTGACCATTCAATGGAGATGAACACTTTGAGTACTAAAGTGGAAGCGATAAAATATGGTTGGCAGAAAGGTGATATATGATTGATGGTTCAGGAATAAGTAATCCGTTCTTCTTCATCGGTATGGTTGAAGGTAATAACGATGAAACTCACGAAGGTCGAGTAAGAGTTCGAGCGTTTGGTGTACACGGAACAAATCAAGAAATTGACACAACAGATTTGCCTTGGGCAATGTGTGCTGCAGGTAATTACGATCCAAACAATCCACCCCCAGCATTAGGATCTTATGTATATGGAATGTTCTTAGATGGTAAGATGGCTCAACATCCAATCATATTAGGTTTATTACCTGGTATGTATAATACAGAATCAGATCCAACTAAAGACGGTGAAGGTGTTATTCCTGAAAAGAATGGTGATCTATTAGCAAGAGGTTATACTCCAAATGATTTCAACGCAGGCGGCGGACCAGATAGATTAGCTCGTGGTGAATTATTAAATGAAACTTATCTATTACAACAAGCAGCCAATCGTACGCATGATCAAAAGATTGCTGATACAGATGAAACGTGGTCTGAACCTCCACCAGCTTACGCAGCCAAATATCCATACAATAGAGTAATTAAATCAGGAAGACATAGTATTGAATTAGATGATTCTCCTGGTGCAGAAAGAATTATGATTCATCACGATAGTGGTGCATATATTCAAATAGATTCAAAAGGTACAGTTTCTGAAAAAGCTGCCGCAGATCGTTATGAAATTAATATTGGAACAAAACACGAATCATCAGGTCATAGTGTAGTTACAGTTAATGGTAACGCTCATGTTTATGTAAAAGGAAATAAAACAGAAGAAATAGAAGGCGATTATAAATTACTTGTGCATGGTCACGCAGAGTTTGGCGTCGGTGGTCAAATGAATTTAAATGCAAGTGATCAAGTTCAATTGAGAGGCGGAGATATTAAGATTGAAGCCAACGCAGGTATTGCTACTTTATTTGCGAAAAAGGAAATACAATTTGAAGCAAGAAATCAATTAAACTTTGTTGCCAAAAATATTAAAGCTACTGCATTAAATACTTACGATGTATTCTCAACAAAAGCAATTAAGTTATCTACTCCAGGTGATATACATAATACAGCCTCAAACATAATTAGTTTAGCAAGTGGCTTAATACCACCTACTCCTTTAACAGGAACTGCTGTACCAACACCAGGTTGGAGTTTAACTACACCATCAATGCAAATTGCTTCGATCTCTACTTCTCATACAGGAGTATTTAATACAACTGCTCTTAACTCAGGTATTATTACTTCAAGCAGTGTTGTTAATTCTCCAGCCGTTGTCGCAACTACTGTGGCAGCAACTTCTGGTGACTTTAGTACTTTAGGTGCTCCACTTATGACGGCAACTGGTGCTGCATATAACGGTGCTTATCGTCCGCCGGTTGTAAGTGTATCAATACCAAGTGTTCCTGTATTATTACCTCCTGCTGTATCTGCTCCTGTCGTTGCTCCTTTACCAGGTCTTACTTCAGGTTGGGCGTATCCTACAGGTAATAGTGCAGAGTTTATTGCTAAAGTATTAAATCCTGTGAATGCGTTTGCCGCAATTATTGCCGACTTCTTACCACTTGGTTTAGGAGCATGGGGAATGACTTTAGCCAAGATGCCTGAACCACCTAAAAAGTCAACATCGATTGTTCCTCGTGGTTATTTTGCGATGGGATATTCTGGTGGATATATTTCAGCATTAGATGATTCGGCAAAAGATCAAACGAAATCTCTAACAAGAAGAGGGAGTAGATAATGGTTGATGCATGCGTAGACGGTAATGATCAAGTAACTCAGAATACTTTATCAATTAATAAAATTCCAGCCATTGATGGTGCAGGAAGATATACTCTTGGACAAATTGATCTTGTGACTCAGGAGATTGCTAATAGTATACTTCAAGATGCAGAAACAAATCCGTTAAGTAGAGCAGTTAACAAATACGGTAATAAGATATATGACGCGTCTGGTTATTTAAATGGTTTACTTCGACAACGAATAGGTGATTTAAGTAGTTATCCTGATTTATCAGATAGATGGCAACGAGGTGATATATCAAATCTCGAAACCGCTGACTTTATGCAAATATATAACTATACACCTGCTAATTTAATTAGTGATGCTGATGCGCCTAAACTAGCAAGAAACCTTGATGCGTATTATAAGAATGATTTCAATACTTCTATCCTAGGTGGATTCTGCGATGCCTTTGATAGTTTCTTTTTATCAGTAGATGCGTTCTTTGATTTAATTGGAGTGGTTGATGGTATCATAGCTGATGCATTAGCTTTGGCCGATAAAATTTCAAGAGGTTATGATGGCATTAAAGATATTACAGTTCAAGAATTAATCAAAAAGTTAATTAGAACAATTAAAGAAAAGATTGAAGAAGTAATCAATAAAGTCTTTCAAGAAGTACAAGATATGATTGAAAACTTTGACCCAGCTGCGCTGACTGCAGGTGCAGAAACATTTGTTAATTCAAAAGTCGTAAAAGGTATTATGACAACAAGAGAACAGATGTGTGCATTCTTTACTGAAGAGAATAAGAAAGGTATTATAGATAAGATAAAAGGTTTAATTGATTACGCAGTGGCTGCATTTGAATCGCCTGGTATCGAAGAGATTCAATACATTGTAGCTAGGATCTGTGCACTTGCAGGGTCAATAGAATCATTGATAAGGGACATTAATAAACCCCTTGATGATTATACAAGGCGATACAGTACGATCGTAGATCGTCTTAAAAACATCTCAAGAATCAATGAGTCATCTGCTATCAGAGCAGGTGGTATAAGGTATTCTCCATCAACTAGGAAAGAGGTAATAAATAGATTACAAGGTAGATGGACTTCTCCTGGTGGTAACGAAAAGACTGATACGGGTAAAATACCACAGAATGTTAAACCTATTACTGCTGCGGACTATAAAAACCTTCCAAGATGTGGTAATGTATTTAATGGCTCGTCAGACGTATTTAGAGTTGAAGGAGATTCGTTTGATGAAAAAGAAGGTATTGGTATATATGCCTGGACGAGAATTGACCTTGATGTTAAAGTATACCTCGAAAGATTACAGAAATTAACGTCTTCAGCAAAGCCTTTAATGATAACAGAAGGTTGGGTAAGTAAAGCTTATAACACAGATGCAGACGGACCTGAAGACAATTCACACTTGAGTGGTTTGGTTATTGATGTTAAAAGAGATATGGCAGATCCTGAAGCCTTTATTCAAAATGCATTAAAAGGTGGATTTAAATATGTTAAGGATTACCCAGAGTTAAATAAGATTCATTTAGATATAAGAGAAATACTATAATGGCAATTGCAGATTACATTTCACCAGTAAAGAAAAAGATTAATCTTAACACTGATTTTCGTAAAGATCTGCTCGTGAGTCCAGTTTCATTTGATGTAGTGCTTCTAAAAGATGAAGAAGCAGTTAAAGAATCAATTAAGAATTTAATATTAACAGATCGCGGCGAAAGATTAATGCAACCTTATATGGGTGGCAATATCAGAGCAATGTTATTTGAAAATTTAACACCCGGTACATTAAAATTAATAGAAGATAGAGTAACGTCAACAATTCAGACCTATGAACCAAGAGCTCAATTAATTAATGTTGCAGTAAGTTCAAAGCCTGACGATGGTGAAGTCTACGTTGGGATTACTTTTTATATTAGACAGGTTGAACAGCCAATACAGTTAGACGTTGTATTACAAAGGAATAGATAGAGATGGCAAATCCAAAAACACCAATTACCGAACTTGACTTCGACGCAGTAAAAAGTCAACTTAGGAGTTATTTAGAAACACAAACGCAATTCAAGGATTATAACTTTGATGGCTCAAACATGAGTGTCTTGTTA